TTGCGAACCTGCGTAAGAACTTATGCTTAGATATAGATATTCGTATACTAATTCATTATACTGTAAACCTGATTTATCAGTATACCATGCAAAAGGTGGATAACTGTAGTTAGGTAATCCTCCAGCCTGATACCCTCCGCGGGCAATATCCATTGCATTTGTAATTGTAGTTGGTCTTGTAACACTCAGGTCTGCATAAGCATTAGTATAACCTTTTTCAATAATAAAATATCTTAATAATCTTTCTAGTGTTACATCTCTTAGTCCACCAACACTATCTCCTAAGAAACCGTTCATTTCATTTTCATAAACGCTTGTAGTTCTTAGTTTCCAATTTCCTAGTGCTGTTGTTATTGCAGTTTCATCTGCTACATTTTCATAAATTGCTATTCCTTTTAATCCATCTGAAAATTCAGCATACAACGTAGTATTATCTATAACACCATCGTAGTCGTTATCGAAATAACCTGCTAACAGATTTGCTGTATGAAATAATGCATTTCTGCTAACTCCTGCCGTTGCAAAAATTGGAATGTCATTCCAAATTATACAGTAAGGAAAATATTGTTTTAGCGATTCAAAATTTTCAAAAATTGTAATGTTATTTTCATCTGTTTCTATAATTGTAAATTCACCGGCTGGACTAAATTTACCTATTAATTTATTATCTTTGATCTCAACGTTTTCAAAATTTACGCTACCAGTTCCGTTAGCACGTAATTCTAAATTACTATTTGTTTGTGTAGTAGATATAGAAGTAGGATTAATTTGTATATCATTTACAGTTACTTGAGAACCATAGCCTGCTCTCCATGCCAGTGTTTCACTTCCTAACACATTTCCTTCTGAACTGCCTGGTACTAGGTCTTGACTAAATGGTGTATTAAAATCAATTGTATCTCCTGGTTCGTCTCCGAGAGATATTACGCTTCCGTTTATTACACCGTTGCCAGTTATATCAATATTACCAGAAATATTTGTATTTGCATTTAAATTTATTTCTGTTCCTGATGCTTTAATATTTAAATCACCAAAAGTACTGAATACAGTATTTCCGCTTACAACTATATTATCTAAACTTAATCTTTCACTGTTAATAAAAACTTCATTTGTATCAGTTAAAATTCTTACAACAGAATTACTAGCAAATATACTTTCAATATCAAAACTTGTTCTGCCATTTTTTTGATCTACATTAAATAAATCTCCAACATTAAAGTTACCTTCATGATCTTGACTTGTATAATAAACTTTTCCGTTATTTGTTTTTACAATTTGATTTTCAGTTATACTTAAAGAATCGTCATTAGTTACATCTTTACCTGTGCCAATATATGCAAAGTTACTATTAATTAGATATGCAAGGGTGTCTACACCGTCTGCTTTTATTCCATAGTTACCGTAAACAGCGGCACTTGCTATACTTCTTAATTCGCCTCCAAATATTCTAGTACTATCTGGTAACAGGTTTCCTACAGTTCCTTGTTCTATTAAAATTCCATGATTAGCAAAATAACTAAAACTGTTAAGCCATTCAACTCTAACACCATCGCGCATTGTTAGTGCATCTACACCCGGAGTAATAAATGTTACGCCGTAGAACAACATACTAGCTCTTGGACTTGCTTGACTAACACTACTTCCATCCACCAATGCTCCTTTACCTGCATCTCCGGATGCAAAGCCTCTAGGATCATTTTCACTTATACTCGTGCCTTTAGTAATAACTGTACAATTTCTTATGTAGGGAGATCTTGATAGTATGTCAGCATTAGGTTTGAATCTAAACCCATATCCTGTATCGTTTACGTTATCATAAAAATAATCTTTTATAGTAATATTTTCAATAGAAGTTTCACCTTCAATTAAAAAAGCATCATTGCTTTGAGTTGCTGTTGTAGGATATATTTCTACGCTTCTAATACTATCGCCTTGAATATTAACTCCTGCCGGAACAGTTAAAGGAAAATTTTCTTGATATTGTCCGGGATAAACATAAATGATTGTGTCAGGGGTAGCAACACTTAATGCCTTTTCAATACTAGCAAACGGTCCACCCGGGTGTGTTCCTCTGTTTAAATCATTACCGTTGTCTTTAGAAACATATATATTTTTTACATTTTTTGTTAACTCTATGCCTTGATATATTATTCCAACAGCATTTAAATAATTTGTTTCTAAAGTGTTTGCGTACAAACTAAATCTTTTTCCTGGATCAGGTCCTGTACTATCATCATCTCTACCTAAATTATAAGTTAGATCTTGATCTGGGATAATAGGATTTTTAAACTCTGCAAAAAATCTAGCACTGTCTGTACTATCGTCACCAACTGTTAAAGTACTCCCACCATAAGTAATATTTCCTGTAGCATGTACATTACCAGTAACATTAAGAGTTCCTCCAGTTTGTAATTGTAGCTCTCTTGGGTAACTGTCTGGATAGTTTGCTAAAATATAGGCCTTCAATGCCGTAGGATTGGGGTGATCTGCAAGTGTTCTGCTTGCAGGAAAATACTGTCCATTAGTAAACTGACTGTTAAGAGTGAGTGTTTTAAGTATATCGTCTGCTTGTATATCACCATCTTGATCCCAGTCAAATACGTCTAATTCTTCTGCTGTAAAAGGTGCACCTCTAGTTGCAATAGTTTGAGCTTCTTGATAAAGTCTATCACCGTCATTCTCTGGTGCACTTGCACTATTTTTCGAACCTGGGTACCAATAATCACCATAGTTCCCATTTGAATTCCATGCTTCTGTTTGTCCAGGTGCATATGTTGATCTAAATCCAACACTTCCGTTAGTGTTTAATGCTTCAATAGCACCATTTGCCTTAACAGCAAAATTTAATCCGCCTAGTCCACCTGCACTTATAAATCCGTCTGGATGAGTAGATTGAATAGTTATATTGCCTGTAGGAGCAGTTGCTCCTGTTGTGCTAATTGTTAAATCACCAACAGTTAAACTATTACCAAAAATAATATCAGGATCACTTGATCCGCTTGATGATCTAAGCGTTCCGTTTACAGTTAAATTTCTAGGAGTAGTAGTTGTGTTAACACCTAATGTACCGTCACGTTTAATGACAAGTAGATCTGTGTCAAATGCAAGGTCTGCTAATTCTCTTTGTAAATTTGCGGCTAATAACTGACCGCCAATGCGTTGGACCTGTTGTGCCATACTAACTCCTTATATAGTATATTTATAGGAATTACTTGTCAAAGTTATGTAGCACATTAACAGGCTTTCCTGTTGGTACTGGTGTACCAAATACTACATAATAACCTGCGGCATAAGGTGCGTTTGGTCCTGTGGTTGGGTCTTGAACTAATGAATAGTTAGAAACTGGTAATTGAAAAACGTTTTCAACAAATACTAAAATATTTGCTTCTGCAATAGGTACGGGATAAAAAGGATCTCCAGAGTTTAAAGGTCCAAATGTAGTTTCTGTTCCGTCGCCGTTGCCTAAATTTTGGTTAGTGATTGTAATTGGTTCTCTAAAACGTATAGGTTTCCAAACACCGCCTTGGTAAACTTCAAAGTTTGTTTCATCTGTGTTGTAACGAATTAAACCTTCTTCTGCTGTAAACGGTCTTGCGTTCTGTGGACCTTTTGGAACTAACAAAGAATTTCCACTCTCCATTCGCACTTGACCTGTAACATCATAGTTGATACCATCAGAATATCTTCCTAGTTGACGTGGGTTTAATCTGTGGCTTTTTAAAAATCTCATTATACTTCCAAATAACTTACAGTGGCACTCAAATTTGCAGGTGCTTGGCTTACAACAACAACACTGTCTCCAGCTTCTATAATAATTTTCTCTGTGTCAAAAGTAAATGTATCTGCACCTTGAACAGTTATATTATTACAGATTTGATTACGGGCTCCTTTTGCTTGACCGCTTTTTACAATGTGCATATCAAAACTTGTATCATTGTTTCCACTTATGTCATAATTTGCTGTGTTACAAACAATAAGTGTAGTAATCGCATAGGATTTGCCTGCTGGAACTGTTAGTAATGTTGTATCTGTTAGTTGTATTTGTGTGTTTTCTATTGCCATTATATTTCCTTTAGAACAACATACTGTAAAGTAGTGATTTATTTCTACCTACTAGTTCGCCTGTTCCATTATTACTATTTACATAAAAAAGACCGGTATCTGCCAGTTCTGGTTCCTTACCGTATAAAATAATCCCTGTACTTGCATTAGGAGTAATTGTTTGATTTGGTAATTTTAAAACACCGTCAATAGATACTGATCCTGAGCCAAAACTACTAAGCGTTAAATCTTCTCCACTAGTTGCTGTTCTAATTATGTTGCCATCAAATTCAATATCTTCAATTTGTGTAGAACCTGCTGTAAAAGTAGCAACTATAGTATTGTCAATTTTTACTTCAAAATTACTTGTTCCACCTTCAATACTATCGTCTGATAGTTCAACTTTTGAATCACCTTGAATAATACTTTTAATTGTGATGTTTTGAATACCTGCTGTAATAGCATCATCAACATATTTTTTATTTGTAAGAATATCGTCTGAAGTTACTTGTGTTTCATAATCTAATGTGCCGTCAACTCTTACAACTCCTGTACCGGTGTTAATTAAGTTTAAGTCTCCGCCACCAGTAGAAATAGAATTAATTCTAAGACCTATTAAGGCATTTTGTGCGTCTCTAAATGTTATTGCACCTGTTTTATTAGTATTTGTAATTGGATCATTATATGTTAGACTTTCATCATACAAAATACTTACATTACCGTTTGATGCTGTTCCTCTATCAATTTCAATGCCTGATGTACCAAGAATAACTCCATTAGCATTTCCGCCACCTTGGTTTATAACAATAATATTGTCTTTAACCTGTAGCGTTTCTGATTGTACAGTTGTTGTATCACCTTCAACAACAAGATCACCTGTTACTTTAACATAACCAGTTTCACTTCCTGTATTAAGTGTAATTACACCGCCGCTTTGAACTGTAACTGTATAATCACCATTGGGTACATTTAAAAACTTTGACATCTACTATCCTCTATCTATTATAGGGGGACTAAGCCCCCTATATTAATTTATTTAGATCGCTGTTAATCTTAGTAAAGATTCTGTAGAGTCGTCTTCAGTAGCCCATGTATATGAATTACCGTCATAGTCTACGGCCTTACGTCCTGTGATTTTAGCAATCGCAATAGCCGCGCCGCCTGCGCCAATGCCAATAATTTGACATTCTTCATTAGCATTTGGTGTACTACCATCTGATGTTAAAAAACATGTACGTGTGATTGTGTCGCCGTCGTTTGAACATTTAAACTTGTTAGAACCTTTTTGTTCAACAATATAACCTTCAATTAGACTTGATCCATCGTGGAATCTTACCGGAACTGTTGCGTCTGCCGCTCCAGTTGCTCCAAAGTATCTTTTGTTAAGTGGTCTTCCCATTTGTTTTCTCCTTTATAGAAGTCCGATGCGGGTTCTATCCGCTACGCTGTGGGTACAGCATAAGTCCGCCCTGCGGCACACTATCTGACACATGTATTTATCAATCTAATATAATACTAGATTTTTTGCATACGTGGATCATTACTAAGCATATTTCGTTCAGCTTTTGGTCTAGACAAAGGTCTTTCCATTTGCTTTCTATGAATTGCTTTGTGAGCTTGTTTAGTTCGCTCTTTTTTGCGAGCTATTTCGAAGTCTCTATAATTCATAACACTCTCCTAGTTAAAGTTAAGTGCGTTCCTTCGCTTTGTGCTACTTCCGGGCTTACGCCTGAACGATATAATTATTTATTATCTAATACTTCAGTTAGATTTGTTTCTCTATCCAAATATTTGTAATCTATTTTTACAGGATCAAATTTATCTAAAGCATCAAACACTAATTTAGTATCTAAATCTCCACATGTATATACATCTAGTTGTATTAGTTTTGGAGAAGGTTCGTCCCATACATGTACTGCTACGTGTGAAGTTTCAATAATAGTAACACAAGTAAGTCCTTTGTTTCCTGCTACATTGCAATATTTGGCAAAAGGTCCTAACATTACCTTCATGCCAATATCTCTTATTAGATTATTTGTCCAGTCAATAATAGTTTGCTCGTATCTTGGAGGATTACTTACTTCTGCTCGTACTATTAAATGTTTATGTTGCATAATCTAGTTATACCTTATTTGATAGTAAATGTCAACCAGAAAATTTAGCCAAAAAAATAGGGCGGAAAACCGCCCTATTTTAATTTCAATACTACTTAAAGTATTAGCTAAAGCTAACGTTTCCGTTAGTAATAGCTACGTTTGCTAAGTAGTCTGCCGCATTACCTAGAGATGATGCAGTGTTTGTTAACTCAACATATCCGTAACGAGTCATGAAGCTCACAACTGGTTCGAATGATGCTGGGTCTAGTACAACACCACTTGACATCAATGGAATGTATGGGCAGTAGAATGCTGGTGCATCTGATTCACTTGAACCTTTGTAACCAACTAGTACTGCTGTGCTATCAGCGGCATATGAATCAACATATACTCTCATAGCATTGTTCAATGTACCTACAAACTTAGTGTTTGTTGGTGCTTCGAACGAACCTTCTGTTGTTCTTGCGAACGCAGAAGTTGTAGCACTTTGTAGAATTGTTAGCGCAAATGGGCTAACAACTGCATAGTTACCAGCGCCACGACGTGTACGCTGTGCAATCAAGTTTGCAACTCTGTTGATTTGAACTGCTAATGCCGCATGTTCGTCACCAACGAATGTTGCTGTACCTGATACAGCTGACTGATCGTATGTTAGCGCCGCTGTTCCTGATAGTGAACGTAGAGATGCTAGGATCTCTTGATCAATTTCAGCAGTTATTTCTTGTGCTAATGCCGCCATGATCTCAGCTTCGATGTCAATGCCCTGTTGAGCTTGTGCATCTTGAGCCGCTTCAAAAGTCCAGCGAGCTGATAGCTTTCTGGTTTTTGCTTCGACTGTTTGCTTTAAGATCTGGATGCTTAGTCTGTTACCAGCAGATCCTTCAAGTCCCGCAGTGGCTTGTGCTTTACCAGCATCGCTTCCTGCTTCGTCACCTGAATAACCAAGTGCAATCTTGAATGGACTTAGGGCTTCTTCACCTGCTGTTGCATCGTCTTTAGTGTCCGCATAGCGTACACGTAAAGTGTGAATCTGACCAACTGGTCCAGTCATTGGTTGTACACCAACTAGTTCGTTTGCGATAACTGTTGGCATTACACGTCTGATAACTGGTAGGATAACACGGTTAAGAGTAGCGACATTACCTGCAGAAGTAGCACCTGCTGTTGCTGTCTCTGCCAAATACTTTTTAGTATTTTCTAGAGTAACATCCATTACAGATTTCTTGTGGCCTTGTAAGCCTTCAAGAAGTGCGCTCTTTGTATCCTGCCAGCGACCTTCTAATAGTTCTGACATATTTTTCTCCTTATTGAATTCCCGCTAGGCGTTTAATGTCTACTACATTTGAGTAGTTTTGCATAGCGTCATTACTATCGATAGTTGTTTCTTTATTGCCTGTGATTTCTTTGCCTTCTGTGAGTGTCGCCTTCTTCTTCTCTGGAGTGTTACCCGCTAAAACTGCTGGTAGGTACTTGTCAAAAGCACCTTGTAATTTTGCAGTTTGAACTGATTCCAGTAAGTCTGTCATTATTTCTTTCTGGTCCTTGTTTAAAGGGCCAACAAGATCATTTAGTACTTCTTTACGTTCTGCAAGATCTTTTGCACGTCTAATTTCAGCATTTTTGCTTTCAACTAGTAGTGCCTTTTCATCTGCAGACGCTTTTGCTTCAGCCAGTTGCTTGTCTTTCAACTCAACAACTTTCATCAATTTAGCAGTTTCAGATTTTTCATTTAAATATGAATTAGCATATTCGTTGCTAAATGCTTCGAACAGTCTACGTCCAAAGTCATTTCTACGAGCTGACTCAATGTCTTCTTTAAGAGTACTAATTTCTTTCTTAAGACCGTTGCCAACTGCTTCCATAACAGCTTTTGATGATTTTTGGATGAAGTCAGTTTTCACTTTTGCTAAGTGAGTTTTAGCTTCACGTACAAGACGTACTTTAGTTTCAGCTAAATCTTTCTTATCTTCGTAGAACTCTACAAGCTCTTTGCTTAGAGATTCAACAATAAATTCTTCTAGCTTAGAAAAGTTTTGAGCCATAGCTTTTTGATCTTCGTGGAGTTCTCCGACTTCTTTGCCTAACTGGTGTAGCACAAAATCTTTTAGTTTGCCTGCATTTTCACGCATAGCAACTGCATATTTTGCTCTAGCTTCAGCTAGTTGCTTGCGATCTTCTGCAAGCTCTGCAATTTCTTCGGACAGTTTTGCCTCAAGCATTTTATCTACTGCTTCAGTCATTAACTGTTTGTCATGCTCGTATTTTTGAGCAAACTCTTCACGGAGTTCAGCTGTTGCCGCAAGACGGTGTTCTTTAACCTTCTTTTCCCAAGCTTCTTGAATTTCTGCCTTCACTTCTTCACTTAGTGCAGATCCTTCAAAGAGTTGTTTTAATGCATCCAACATTTATTTCTCCTTATTACTGGAGGCCTCTAATTATATTAACTAGAGATTCCTTTAGATATTTTTGTGCCTTTGTGTCGTGTTTTGTAGCCTGTGCTAGTTCGTATGCCTTGTACCCGCCGCGAGCATTCATTAAATGTTCGTAAATTGGCGTAGGATACGCCCCAGGAGCACTAGGCTGTGCAACGACATCCACGGTTATAATTTCAAAATCTGAAACTTCTCCGCTTCCGTCTTCTTTAACGTTACCTGAACCCCGACTGGAAACACCAAGTTTAACTCCGCTTTCAAGCATTGTTTTAACTAGTGTTCCCATCGGAGTAGGTAAAATTTTCATTTTGCCATAACCATTATTACCGTCCATGTACATATTAGTAATCATATGACTTACACGGTCTAGGTTAATATTAAGTCCTTCGGGATGATCAACTTCTCCTAACACACTATATCCACCATTTATTTGATCGTTGAGCGTAGTTACAGCCCTACTGATCTCACTTACAGGATATACACGCTGGTTAGCGTTACGCACACCACCTTGTATGCAAATACCTTTTAGATAAAGGTCTTTACCTCCAGTAGCATTTTCAGTTGACTCAACAACCATGTTTGCCTGGTCGAAGGATAGTGTTTCGGTTAAGTTAAGCATAATAAGTTACCTTACGATCCGATTAGACTTTTTGAGTCGGTACCACTTTCACCTGCACCTTTTTTCTCAGCGCCGTGTCCTTTAGGCTGTGCCTTCATTGACTTAGATGCTTTTCCGCCTGGTACGTTAACGTTCCCTGCGTT